GTGTTAGGTACCTCGTACTTGACTGCCTGATGGTAATGAATACCGGAGGAGACGATGGTGTCGACGTAGCTCTTGTTGGCGATGTCGGTCGCGTTAGCTGGCGCCGTACTGACTGTGCCGGAAGTCAGCGCGATGGAGGTCAGGGTTGGCGTATTGCTCCAGCTTGGAGCGCCGCCACTGGCAAACAGAACCCCATTGCCGGTATTGAGGAATGCCGTGGTTCCAGTCGCAGATTGATACAGGAGATCGTTGGCAGAACCGCCAGAGACGTTTGTCGCAGCAGATGCTGTGCCGACCGTGACAGTCGTGGGATCAGTCCACTGCGGTGCGGTTCCGCTCGATGTCAGAATGTATGTGCTGGTGCCGATAGCCAGCTTGGACAGTGCCGTTCCAGCCGCATAGTACACCATATCGCCGGCAGTGTAGGTGCTGAGACCTGTGCCGCCATTGCTAGTGATGAGTGTGCCGCCCATCGTGATGGTTCCAGAGGCTGTCACTGGCCCACCAGAAGTGGTCAGGCCGGTTGTGCCGCCCGACACATCAACAGAGATCACGGTGCCGGTATACTGGTCAGTGGCTGCAATGGTGACCGAGCCAGCGCCATCGGTAATCGTGACATTCCCGCCAGCCGTGAGGTTGGCAAGCGTGTAGCCCGTACCATTACCAATTAGAATCTGGCCATTCGTGGGTGTTGCTGTCTGCCCGGTGCCGCCGTGACCAATCGCAAGCGTGCCATCGAGTGTGATGGTGCCGGAATCCGTGACCGGGCCACCAGTGGTGCTCAGGCCGGTTGTGCCGCCAGAGACATCAACCGATGTGACGGTTCCAACGAACTGGTCTGTGGCGTTGATGGTGATCGAGCCGGCGGCATTCACGATGCTCACATTTGAGCCAGCGGTCAGTGTGCCGAGAGAATAGCCTGAGCCATTGCCAATCAGCAGCTGGCCATTCGTTGGCGCTACCGTGACACCAGTGCCACCACGAACGATGTCGAAGTACCCAGAAGACACCTGAGACGCCGCAATGGAAATCGGCGTATTCAGAGCAGCAGTGATCTGCCCGATGTTGTTAACCGTGAAGGTGCCAACGCTGGAGGCGGTGCCGTAGCTTCCGGGGATGACGCTTGTATTTTGAATAGGCAGGCCGAACTGGGAGAGCGATGCCTTCTTGTTAACGCCGCCCTGAAGGAGGGGCACGAATTCGTTGCCGGTGACCTGACCGACGATAGTAGGAAACTCAGAGATTTTGATATCTGACATCGCCTACTCCGTAATGATGGGCTGATCGTCCTGTGCTACGATCCGCATTACACCATTTTCATCCAGAATGTAATTGGTTGGATTATAGTCCGGACGCGGATTCCGTAGAGGAACGGGATCCGGTTTGAGCAGCAGACGCCGGTAGTATGGCTGAGGAACATCGTCGCATGAAGCGCAGACGTACAAGCCAAGCCCTACCGGAACGGTTCCACCGCGATAGTCCTTCTTCTCCCTTAGATGGGAATGCTGGACCAGAAAGCCGCAACCATCGCAGATAGCAATACCGCGAGGATCACTCGCGTTAAACTCCGGCTGCGTGCGCCTCTTGCGTCCTTTTCCATGAGCATACTGCATCAGTAACCTGCCCAAGGATCAATGGTGATACGCAGAGGAACGCGCTCACGATCTTCAGCCTTGGCGCGAGCGTAAGCAGCTTCATACTGAGGCACCAACAGCTGCAATCTATCAGGCGCGAACTTGGTTGCCAGCTTGGCTGCAAGGCCAGAAGCAATAGCCTCCATCCAGCGATTGTTGGCGTCGAGTGTGTTAACCATCGCCCCAGCGTCCTGCTGAATCTTCATGCGATAGTAATACAGCGTGACGGTGTTGTCGCGCGGCACAGGCCACAGAAAGAGCGAGGGCACTGCCGTGCGCTGGAAATAATACTGCGTTGGGCGTTCACCATCCTGCGCCTTGCGCGGGATTGCCGCGTACTCGGCGCGGCTGATCGGCTGAATCATCAGGTCTGTGCTGATACCACCAGAGACAGTGCGGGTATAAACCTGCAGCAGGCAGACCGTCTGCTCGTCCAGCGTGTATGATTGCTGGCCGGCAACAAGCGGCAGCGCGACCAGATCCACTTCCCAGAGATTAGGACCATCATTGGCCCAGTCCGAGAAGAGATAGTTCAGTGAACGGGTCGCGCTGTTGATATCCTGAGAAGTCAGGGACGAGGGGTTGCGACCGACACGTTCGAACGCCTCAGTAATGATGTCGATCTGTTCGGAGTCGACGAAATCATAGGTTCCGCTGGTCGTCATTTCTTAGCCGCCTGCATGTTCGCAACGAGCGAAGGATACACTGAACCAGATCGTTTGGCTATTGCCTTAGCCTTCTTCTTCTGCGCAGGCGAAAGAGGCTTGGGAGAACCAAGACCTTTGGGGCGGGGCTTTTCCCAAACCTCTTTCTTGCCGCGCATTACTTGTACTTCCGACGCACAGCCACAGGCTTGAAGGACTCAGCCTTTGGCTCAGGCTTCGGAGCCGGCTTGTTGAAGCCTAGAAGGTTCTGAAGGTCGCCTTCCGTCAGCGCCTCCCACTGGTCAGCGGATAGCGTGATTTCCTGACGTTCGTTGTCAGCGTTCTGATAAGCTCGGGTGATCATGGTTTACTCCTGCAAGCCATATTGGACGACAGTAATGGTCGCGCCGCCAGTGCTGGACGTGATCTTCAAGCGTACAGCAAGCGGAGCATAGGCATAGCTACCCTGACGGCTGACGGTTTCAGCGACCATGTCTGCGCTGGGGTGGTCGAACCAAGTCGGATACAGAGTCTTCTGCACGTCATCGTAGGTCTGCTGTACGGTCCACGTCGGGGTACCAGTGAAGTCATCAATGACAACCTGAACCGCGCACTCAGGCCGGCCATTATAATCTAGCGGAATTGGCGCAGTGGCGCCGAAGCTGCCGAAGCCAACTGTGATATTGCCAACGGTTGCACCAGAGATCGCAACCCGCGTCACAGTTTTAAAAACAGATGTGGTGTAAACCGTCGTCGTGTTTGGACCCGTGACCGTCTCGGTAATCACATTACCTGATGCGTCGGTGCCTGTGATCGTGAATGTTCTCACGCTATCGTCAGCGTCGGACGTTACAGATACGGCATAGGCAACTGTAAAGGTTGCAACACCGCCAGTCGCATTTGCGCCATTGATAAGAAGATTGCCAGCCGCGAGGGTGGTCTGGCTTGCGCAGACTGCATTCGCAACAGGAGCCGTGACTGTCAGTGATGCAATAATAGGTTTCATTTTTTAAACCCCTTGAGAGTTTCAGCAGTCCCATTTCCGACGCGCCTTACGCAGGCGGCTGTTAGGGTCTTTAGCGGCTTCTGGGAACATTTTCATCTGACCCGCTGAGCGAGCGCAGAAGCTCTTCTTGCGTGGCCCACCCTCAGGCTGGGGTGCCTTGAGGTTGCTCCCTGTTGCGCGGTTATAGGCGGCACGACCCTTGGCGTTCAATCCACCATCAGGGTTTTTGTGCTCTGCCTTGAACTGGAAGTCCTTCTTCCCGCGCATTGTAATCTCCAGTGAGTGGGGCGGGCGCCCGGATTCCCCCGGACCAAAACCCGCCCCAAACCTTATGCCTGAGTCACGCCATAAAGGCCGGTGACCGTGTCAGCATCTTCAATATACATCCAGACGGTGAGCCGCTTGGTTGCATCCGCCGCATCAGGAACGGCGTAGGTGCCGCGAACGTCGCCAGTCGTCGTCGTCGCGGGGCTGGTGGTAACAGCAGCCGTAAGAGTTCCGGTGGTGACGAATGCGCCATTCCAAGCCGTCTGCGTGTAGTTACGGCTATCAACGCGGAAAGGAAGGCCAAAAACGTCGCCCGTACCAACGAAGAAATCGGTGGCTGCAGCAGAGGCCGCGATACGAGTGATGGTTTTGAACGCCTTCTTACCAGCAACAGCAGTGGCGCCATTGAGGGTAATCGCTTCCGACATTGCGGTGCCATACACATCCGTCCCATATACCGTGAGAACTGCAGTGGCTGCGCCGGCAGCGTCAATAATGACGTTGCGAGGAACATCCAGAGTTACAGTGCCGCCACTGGCGAGCGCCCCATTAAGGAGAGCGTTACCAGCACCAGCCAGCGTCTGCTGAGCGCAGATGCCATTTGCAACGAGTGCAGCCGGAACGATATCGTAGACATAGACCGGAGAGATCGGCGCGCCCGGAACGGGTGCCGAGCCGTTGTTACCGAAGTAAGCACCAACCCGGACGCCATCAGAGAAGTGAGTCATAGTTTTTCTCCATAGCTAGGGGGTGACCGAAGCCACCCCCCATGTCCGATTACGATGCGCCCTGCGAACCCCAGCCAGCGCGGAAGTTCGAGCAGCCGAACGAGTAACGCTCAATGGCCTTGGCCTTGAGGTTGTCGGTGTCGAAGTCCGTGTAGACATCAGTTTCGAGAGCTTCACGCTCGTAGTACTTGAAGCCGTTCGGAGCGTCCGTCAGCAGGAACCACGAGTTGGTGTCGGTCAGGAACATGTTCACGCGATAGCCCTGCGGAACTGCAGAGTTGTTGTAGATCGCGTTGATGTCGTTGTTGGCGGTCGCCGTGCGGAACTGCGATTCAAGCAGGCGGGTCGCGGTCCACTGAAGTTCAGCGGGCACGATCAGCTTGGTCGGCTTCGTCATGATGCGGAGGCCCGCAGCATCACGGAACCGCTGCACGCCGACGATGGCGTCCTGAAGCGAAGTTTCGTTGAGGTCAGCCTGCACCGAGAAGGTATTGGCAACCGTACCGTTG